TGATATACGTTTTATAGGATCCACATTCTTAAATATCTCACTGTCTGTATCAATCCTTCCAGTTGCCTTTAGGTAGTCAATCTCTACCTTTGCTGAGTTGATAATCACAGAACCTATCTGAGCGACTGCCTTAGCCTTGTTTACTTCATTTTTTATCTCTTCTGGAGATAGAGAGTCGTCATCAATCCTCTCAAGTGATGCGAATAGGTGATCACGTAGATCACTAATTTTGTTCCTTGCCATTTATTTTTCTGTTTAATTTTGCGTTTAATTTCATTAGTTCTTGTAACTCTTCTGGATACCTTCTAATGGTGTTCTCATTCATGTTTTGTGCCATTGAGACACATTCAAGGTTGCTCAGCTCACAGTTCATGGTGTTGCCATCTATGAACCTAATCATGTGCTTATCTGGTATTGGTCCATTATGCTCTTCCCAGATTACTCTATGCAGCAGCCTCCAGTTACTATCTGCAATCTTGATGTATTGGTATGGTTTCTCATTGTACTTGATATTGATTCTGATAGTGCCATCTGGTTGAATATTGTGAGGCTTGTTACCTTTCTTAAACATTGTCTTTTCAAGTGCAGCGTATACTGTAGGCTTGACTTTCTTACCAGTATTGTGAGGCTTGTTACCTTTTTTAAACTGGGTAGCTTTGCCTTTCTCAGATAGTTTAATATTGATAGCCATAGCTCTTATCATTTCTGGTGACTTTTTAACTTTGATACTCTTAGCTATCCTGTACACTTTTGCTATTGATATATTCAAGTCACGAGCTATTAAGTCTGTAGGCTCATTAGGGTAGCGTTCTCTGATGTGGTCCTTTATAGTCATATCCTCTCTATTTTAATTATTAAACCCTCCCAGATGTCTGCCTTTACTTTTGCTTGAGCAGATGAGTCTGCTTCTACGGTCTTGCTGAGCTTCCTCCACTGTCCTTGAGTGTATGCCCGATAGTGTATTTTCCACATTGTTTATTGCTTTTAGATAGCGGTGGTATAGTTTCTCATCAAACCTATCCCATCCTTTGATGTATGCTAAATTTATCATCCTATTATTCCTAAATAGATTAGTACTATTGTAACTGCTAATACAGTACCTATGCAGTATATTGTCTCTGCTATTGCTTTGTGATTCTCTGACATGATTATAATGATTTAAGTTTATCAAGGTACATCTCAAGTCTTCCAAGACCACGAGCTTGAATTTGAAGCCTGTGTTTATATTTCCTAACAAGATTGAAGCATTCTAATTTAGCACACATCATGATATTATCAGATGATATTCTAATACGAGTAATCATGCCATCAATCATGTACTGGATGTTTTCTATCTCATTATCAATATCCTCTTGATCATACACCTTACCAGTCTCATTGCATACTTTGCAGTCGTGGCTCTCATCCCATTGAGGGTCTTTATCCCATGTGTTGTTAGTTGAATACCATCCAGACCCTTCACATTTTTTACAGTCAATTAAAAATTTTTCCATTTTGCTTTGTTTTGATTACCTTACAAAAGTACTTAAATTATCTTTACTGCAAAATTCTATCTACAAAATTGTTAATCTTTTTTCAGTTATTTTTGCTGCGTACGTAGAACTACGTAGAAAGTACTAAGTATAACTACGTAGAAAACCCCTCTTTTGAAGGGGTTAGGGGGTAAAAGACTCACTCTGGTACGCTGTTCTATGGGTAGCGTAGTGAGTACTGTTATGTGGTGACCTGATAACTGTTCTTATGGTAAGTATGCAGGTACTGTTAATCAAATATGCTTTTCGTTAACACGTTTTATATATATGTTAACACAAAGGTACTATTTCTTATTGAAGCGCTTTACAATGAATTTGGATGCCAACTTAGCAACTGCTTTAAGGAAGCCATTTTCAGACTCTACCTCTACCTTTGTGCCAGTCTCATCTTTTGAGATGCGTACATCCACTTTCTTACCATCATACTTAAGGTCATGATTAGTGCCATCTTTGTGGTACTCTACTTCTGCCTTATTAGTCTCAATGATAAGGTCAACTTTGCGAGGTCTGCCTACTTTCTTTGCCATGTTTATCTTTTAAATGGTGAGTATTTGTTGTTGGTCATTCTTAAAGCCTGTTTACGATTACCAACTTTTTTATAGCTCAAATGAAACCAACCAGCCGAATTTTCAGTACCGCCCTCAAAAATAGCTTGATCAAAGTCTAAGTTATCGATTATCCATACGAATAACGCCTTATCATGTAGATCCAAGTCCATAGCTTCACCTTTACAATGCTGCGAAGTTGAACTACCTTTAAGGGCTTTATTGACGAATAACGATCTAAACCCTGAATTTATTTTAATTGGTTTGCCTACGTGTGCTCTGAGAGGCTGAAAGACTTTCTCACACAATAGCTTAGCAGACTCAATCTGAGCAGCATTCATTTTGTTAGCAATACCTCTGGCAGTTGCTGTAGGAGATGCTTCGAACTCCTGTAGTGTTACGTTCTCACTTAGTTTCATTGTTCTCAACTGTTAATTGTGATAAGGTTGCAGCCACAGTACCTGCTGTTATGGCATATCCTGCCACAGTTACAACTGCTGCTGGTAATGTTATAGGTGCAGCAACAAGCACACCCGCAACAGCTCCTAATGTTATGGCTAATTTCTGGACTCTCTTCCAAAATTTCGGGGTCTTAGCTGACCAACGTTGTCTAATGCTCATCTGTTTAATTGTACTTCTATTAGTTTCTTTACCGATGAGGTAAGCTCAGATATCTGTTCTGCCAGATGCTTAATCTCAAGCTGAGTCATTTTCTCAATGGACTCATACTTGAACTTGGTCTCACTATCTACCAGTTCAATCTTACCTTTGAGCCTTCCTTGAGTCTCAATTATTTTCTTTTGCTCTTCTACCACTGCCTTAAGGTCATTGTGCACTCCTTTTAGGAAGTAAGCTATCCCAGACATAAGTGCTGTTATTACTGCAAATGCTATCTCATTGAATCCCATCTCTATGCTGGTGTTGTTAGTTGTACAATACGCTCAAGGTAGCTACCATTGAGAGGTTTTCCGTTGCCTAACTTGAGAGCAATACTGTGATATAGGTCACCATTTTTATTAGTAGCTCCTAACTTAGTAGCAATATTGCTAAGTAGGTCACCTTTTGTGGTGTTAGCTCCATACTTGAGAGCAATACCTTCAATCCATGATCCGTTAACTGGCTTGAATACATCTATATTATTAGCCCATTGTTCAATAAGTGACTCTTTTGGTATCTCTGCCATTATAGTATAAGTATTGAGTTATTATATCCGTTCTCTCTCATCCCTCCACATGGACATGTGCTATCACAGAAGCCATTGCAGTTACATCTACAGTGGTCAATCATAGGACGTAGGTCAGTATCTCTGTTAGCTGGGTCTATGAACTCGGGATATAAGTCCTTATTAGCTATCAAGTACCTTGTCAACCGTTGCTCAAAGAATGAAGCTTTTTGTGCGTAGTGCTCCATACCGAAGGCTACCTCTGAACGTCCTACAGATGATGAGAAGTCTCCGAACTGAGTCTGTAATCCTTTGTTCTTAAGCTGGTAAGTAAGTCCGAACACTGCATCCTCTGCACTCCTCCATGCAACAACTGGTTGAATGTATGATACAAGTATCTCCTCATCAGGGTTCAATGTCTGTGCATTGTATGCTGTTAGCAGATAGTTGTAGAACACTGTGCCCAGTATAGGCATTACCCTAAGCTGAGCCTGTGTTGCTATATATGGAGTCACATCCGTCACATCAACATTGGCTGTGATAGGTGTGTTAGTTTTGAGGTATGTCTCAGTTATAAAATAGTTCATGGTGCGGGTGTTGTTGGTGTATCACTCACTATGACATCACCACCATCAACAGGTGGAAGAGATGCCAGTGCTCTAATCTCATTCGGTGTCATTCTCTCAAGTACCTTAGTTGCTACCAATGGACTCAATGAGTTCAGTGCATCAGATGTTTTGGATGCATCACCTTCTATCTCAACAATAGTCTCATTGATAATCTGGAAGTTGTTAATCATGTACTTGCCTGGTATCTTAGCAATGTGCAAGAGCTCGTTAATGATGTTCTCCACTTCATGTCTTAATGGCATCACTACGTTTTTCTCAAACACAACATAAGCTTGTTTAATATCACTACCAGAACCAAGTGCACCTGTAGTCCGTACACCCATAAGTATTGGGTCAATGGTGTGAGCGAAACATATCTGCTCAGTATTCAATCCAGAAGCCTCTTGAAAGAGCTTATCATTGTTGTTCACTGGTAGAGCTTCAATCTTTGGTAGTTGGTCTTGGTTGTTAGCAAAGAATGCAACAGCTTTCCCAGCATTAGCTGCTCCTTTCAACCTATCAATGGTTGACTTTATCATTGATTTCTCCTCTTCACTCTGTGGTCTTTTTGGGAACATCATAGCAAAGGATGGAAATATTGAGTTCTGAATATTAGCCTTAGCAAAGTAACTCAGCTCCCCAGATAAGAACGCAAAGTTCAAAGCAGAGGTGTATTGAGGTAATGGATACCACTCCTGCCCAAGGGTCATTAACTCATAACAGTATAATTGCTCTAAGTCAGTGCAGGTAGGATGGTATTTTTTGATAGGTGTAACATCTATTCGAGCTGACCAGTCATCACATAGGTAGTAAGTTATCTTATCCCTTGAGATACGCACCTTCTCAGGTGATACATTCTCAATCTTATATAGATCACCTTTCTTATTGTAGCATAACTTAAAGTAAACTCTGTGGTGTACAATCAACTGCTGAGATAGTGCCTTGTCAACCTTGCCTAACTTAATCTTTTTTTCAAAGGTGTACAGCTTGAGCTTGTCTTCATTGGACATTTTCTCAGTCTCAAGTGTATATCCACCACCTATCACAGCATTAGTCTTGAAGTCCACTATTGCACCATGTAGTGGTGAGGTATAGTACAGCTGGTTTAATAGCTCAGGGAACATGTTATCCTGCCCGAATGGAATATATCCTGCCACTTGGTATCTACCATTGACATAAGGCAGAGATAAGTTAGCACCTCCCACCTTCTGAAAGGGTGTAGAGAATGATTGATATCCTTCTATTACTTCTGTCTGTTGAGGCTTACTGCCTATGAATCTGCTATACCACGCCATTAGTCATATATTGAGTTAGTAGTTACACCTGCCACAACAAGTCTACCCTCCTCAATCATGGTCAAGCCAGTAGGGTCAAGGGTAGGTGTTGAGCTCTGATACACCTTGTATCTGTACTGACCCTTTATGAAGTCAATATCTGTAGGCTCATCTATTGTGAACAGGTTATATCTTGAGGTCCATGGTGAGGTATCTGTACCCATCCAGTATATTGGTTCGGGTGCAGTGTTGAACTCATCCTCAAACTCAAATAAATAGTAAGGGTTGGGTATAGTAGTGACCTCTGTTAGAGTCAACACAAAGCTATTCACCTGACCTTTCTCAAGATATATCATACCTATATTGTACTACGGGTTAGTAATAATTAAAAAAGCCCCACCGAAGTGAGGCTCTTAGTATAATCTATGGCAAGATTAAAGGAGTCCAGGGATAATTGTTGGGTCAACTGCATATGCCAAGTAGTCATTCTCCGAAACCAGTGTAACGGAATATTTACTACCATCTGCACGAGCTGTGCCTGAACCTTCACCTGTAGCAGATAACTGCAAGTAAGGGAAGTACCAGTAATTACCATTAGCATCTTGAATGATACCAGCTAAGTACTGCTGACCTGCACCTAATACTTTAATAGCTTGAGACTTAGTTTGGTCTCTTCTATGGAACATTAAGTTAACGGTTGCAGTCACGTAGGATGATCCATTGATTAAGTCAATGGCAGACTCTTCTGTGTATGAAGAGGTATTTCTTTTGAACTCTAATTCAATGAAGGCTGGAGCTAATGCCACTAATGGCAAGTTGTCTATAGTCCAAGTGTTAGTACCATCAAATGTGATACCAGTCTCATCAATGTTATCTTGTTGATTAACATAAAACTTGTATATACCCCCAGAATTGTTGTCGCAAGATTTTAAAATTGTTTCTAAAGTTGAGCAGCTCATCTGTATTAATTTTTTAAGTGTTAAAAATAGGGGAGCACTTACTGCCCCCCTTGTTTATTTGTTAGTCAAAACAGATATTGTAAACAACAATCTCAGAAGGGTTAGTGTAATGGAAACCAGCCTTCATGTTAGCACGAGTTCTTAAATAAGGCTCAGCAACTGAGTCAGATAAGTTAACTGCTTTCAATGCTTTTGAATCACCTTCAGCATCAAATGCATAGATCAAGTTGTTTTTCAATGTCAATACAATAGTGTTGTCAGGCATACCCTCACATACTACAACATTGATACCTAAGAAAGTCAATCCTAATGGTAATGTAACATAAGTTTGAGTGTTACCTTGAGCAGCTTTCAATTCATAAGCATTAGCTACGTTTGTTGATACATACATTCTAAGGTCTGCTTTTTTACGTACAATTGCAGCAGGAGCAGCGTTAACTACAGCCTCCATAACTGTTAATACGTTTGCAGTAGATATAACACCTGAGTACAATCCATTTACATCACCATCACCACACAATTGAACTAAGTATCCATTGCACAAAGACAATAATGGGTCCAAAGATGCAACATCACCTTGCCATCTTAAAAGCTCTAAGTCTTGACCGATTTGCATAGCCATTTCATTCCAGTAGTAAGACATGAATGATGCAACAGTAAAGTCACCATTAGAACCTTGAGACATTTGAAGAGCTAAGAAAGACTGCTCTACGTCAAATTGACACAGCTGCGCCATCCCAGATAGGGCACATACATCAATGTCAATAGCATCCAATGAATCAGTTGGTGCAGAGAAATTACAAGTTGAAGCCTGTAATAATGAACCAAAAGTTACGTTGGCAAGTTTCGTTTTTGATTTGATGCCCGGTAAAGTTCTGAAATTTGAAGCAATATCAGGACTTGATAAATACGCCTTAGAGTAGAACTCCTCAGGGTTAGCACACAAAAGTGCGTTTGTTTCGATATCTAAATCGAATTTTAGGTTACGTGTCATTTTATTTGGTTTTTGAAAATTGTACAAATGCTTTGAACTTCTCATGAGCAGACATTGCCATTGGTGCAGTCTCCTCTTCAATAG